CGGTTTTCCCTCTATTGGTTAGATTATCCGGCACTAACAAAAAAAGGCGGGACGTTTCACACGTCCCGCTGTAATCGTTCGTTTTTAAGTCAATAAGGGAATTGTATTACCCGCTTCCCTTTCGGCGGCTCTCATAGCGTTCTGTGTAACGCTTATTGTAGCCGTTCTTTTATTTCTTTTACGTCTGCCTGTATGGTATCTAATCTTTCAGCATATAGGGTAATGGTTGCTATGGCTTGCCCGTTTATCTCTTGTGCCTTATCAATATAAGTATATAACTTTTCTTCTCTTTCAGCACAACGGGCTTGAACTTTCTCCATATATACCTTATTTTGCTCTGTGCTATTGGTATAGATTTTATAAATAAACCAACCCATAACCCCCGCACAAACAATAGGAAAGCCTACTTGTGTAATGGCTGCTAATACTGCTTCCATCGTCTAACCCCCTTAATTACTTGTCATAAATGTTATAGAGCCGCCTAAGGTTAATAATCCCGGTGTCAATCCTTCCGGGTAATATACGGCACTTGTTATACTTTGATTTGCGTCAAGTGTTAATTGGCATATTTGTCCGCGTAATGATATAACCCCATCTGTTCCTAACACATAGCCGCCAAAGGTGAATTTATAAGACATATAGACATTATCTGCTATGCCGCCGCCAAACGCACTATGAGACGGGGTAAAAGGGCATCCGCTTATTCCTATTACGCTTGTAGCATAACCATTTTTTATATTGGCTTTTATCTGCCAACCAATAGTGACAACATTACCCACCTTTTGATACCATCCCTGCCGCGTGGTGTATGATGATACCGCTGCTGACGTTGTAAGGGTTGGCGTCCATGTGCCATAGGTTGCGTTACTGCTGCCGCCGCTACCAATAGGCGAACCATTAACATTTATATTAGTGCCGTTTAGGTTTATTGTAGTTGCCTTAATATTTAAGGTATCGTCAGGGGTTTCCTGTATATAGGTGTATGTCTTATCACCAAAGTATATTGTATTACCATAGTTTCCGCTGCCTTTTAACCATAAATCCCCTGTTACCTTTAAGTCTCCTGTATATGTTCCATCTACAATAGCACATTCGCCGCTACCGCCGCCCGTTTCGCCCTCTCCTGTAAAACCCGCATTAAAGGTTACAGGCACTTCAAATACAAAGTCTTTATCACTCCAATGATAAACGGGTAGGCTTATGCTTGTTACCTCAGCAGATAAAACGGTATTTAACTTATCAACTATGCGGCATTGGAATACATAAACCGTCCTATAATCAAGCCCTGTAAGCGTTATAGACGCTGAGTAAGTGTTATTTGTTATGGTTGGGGACATATTAACCCAACTACCATAACTGCCGCCCTGCTCCTTGTAGCGGTATTGTAGCGTTAGTGTGTTTGCGGCTGCGGCTGATGTATAACCAAAGGTATCATTGTAGTAATTGCCGCTTACGCTCAAAGTATATACGCCCTCAGCACTCATACGCTGCGTTGTGTCTATGTTTGCTGTTGGACGTATATAGTCAATCATAGGGGCTACAATGGTTTCATTTGCCGTATTGCCGCGACTATCAGACGCAATAAAGGAAAACACGTTACTCTCTACATTTGGCACAGTTTTAGTAGTGTTGCTTGTTAATGTGCCGTTGTATTCAATAACATTGGTTCTTATGGTTGCTTCTTTATAGGCTGTTGCCGTCATAGCCGCGTATGCTGTGCTATGATACCTTATTAGCGTTGATACGCTGCCTGTTAGTGCTTTTGTGGTTTCATTCGTATCTATTACCGCTGCTGCTATGGTTGGCATAGCATTTATTACGGTAAAGGTTACTTCCATCCACGAAAAGAAATAATCCTCTCCAACGATACTACGCAAGTAAAACCTAACTTTGCGGCTGTTGCTGCCTACTGTGGCGGCTCTAAGTGTTTTTCGTTCCGCTGCGGTTAGATTGAATGTATAACTACTGCCGTTTATATCTACTTCCCTATACGGTATATCAGGCGTTTCCCCTGTTAGGCTGATAGCCGCCGCAAGGGATGTAATAGTATTTCCTACGGTATTTTCATACGCTATGGTTGGGTTGTCTTCATCGGTAAAGTTAGGGGCGGCTAAGATATTAGCCTTTCCTACTGGTTCTAAGGTAAAATTACCGCTGCCCGTTACATTGACGCTACTGGAATATATAGCACCTCTAACAGTTACACTAAAAGTTTTAGTGCCGTCTGCGTTATGCTGTATGGTAGTGTAACCATCCGCGATTTCCTCATAAAGCCCGTATTTAGTTCTTACATCGCTCCAATAGACATTAGTGCCATCTATCTGTATTTGGAATGGTTCGCACGTTACTTGACTTGTGTTTGTCCCGTTCATCATCAACCACCAATATATTGTGGTTGTTTGTGCTGCTACATCTATACTTTCTCTTCTCCAATAGAAACTTAGGTATCTATTACCATATGTGCCCGTCCATTTACTTGTATCTACTTGCCCTTGTGTAGCCATTTAATTAACCTCCTATCCAGAAACAGCCCGTCCGTCCTGCTCCATAGGCTTCAAAACGGCTATCACCTATCATTAGGTATTGTCTTATATTAACGTTAATACAATTAACACCGACATTATCAGCGGTTAATACTTCTACATCATCACGAAATACCTTTAACCCATCTTCATCTAATAGGCTTTCCATTTCGCTTCCCGTCTTACTAATCCTTAATCCGTCTGCGTCAAATGCGAACCCTGTTTCTGTATATACTTTATTTACGCCGTTTGCTAATTCCTCTTGTATAGATAGTTTAACGCCCTCAGCAGTCATAGCCGCATTTACTTTCTGCGAAAGGGTTTCAATTTCTCCATTTACGCCCTCAATAGTAGTATTAACGTTTTCTTCAATCTTTGTAACGGACGCTATTAGGCTTTCTGTATTTAATTGTATTGCTGATATATTGTTAGCATTTGTTTCTGTATCGCTTGCTACAATATCTATTTGCTTATTAACCTTATCAACCCTTGCGAACGTTTTATAGAGTGCTTCACCTAAGTTTGTTGGGTTTTCAGCGGTTTCCGCTTCTCCATCTTCATAACGCCATTGGCTACGCTGTGATAAAGTGCCGTCATAGGTTAAAGTATCATCCAATAGGTATGTTAGGGCGGTTGTGCCGTCCTTCTTGACTATGGCTAACTTATCGCCTATTTCTATCGCAGGGTTTCCTCTCCAATCACATTCGTATTGGTTTATAGTCATACCGCCAACAGCAGATAAAGCATTATCTATCAATGTATGGGTATCTTCACGCAACTCATAAAACGGGTTATCCCGCACATATTGGGTTGTGCCGCTTACTTCTAACTTTGCGGTTATGCTATCGCCCAATTCCGTAGTATGGCAGATAGCCGCCAATCTGCGATTATCGCCGCTTTCAAGGTTATAATATTGCTCTTTGTCTATGGTATAGGCTGCTGTGCCGTCTTTGTCTAATGGTTTGAAAATAAGCGTATTGTAGCGGCTGATATAGTAAATGCTTTGAGTTGCTTCCGCTATCGCGTCTAAGAGTTGCCGCAGGGTTTCAGCCCCATCAAGGTTAGCCCCTGTTTCATATGAAACACTAAAAGCCGCGTTTTCTGTGTAATAGAAAACGCCTAAGCCCAATGCGGCTGCTGCCTGTGTCGCATAATCTGCTATTGTTGCGGGTAACTCTACGCTTAATTCGCTTACTGTGTGCGTTGCCGCGTCTTTTAACTTATCATAGGCAGTTATAGATAATTGGTTTGTTATCTCGTCCCTATGTATCTCTGTAATATAAAGGCGTGGGGCTATGCGTAAGGCGTTGCCGCCGTTCTTAATATCAATAACAAGGCTGTTTCCTGCCTTTATATCTATATTACGTTCTATATCTAATACCTTTATATTTGCCTTATGACTTACGCCGAAACCGAAAAACTTATTTGTTTCGCTTGTTCGCTCCAATGATATTGATTGTATAACAGTATCATCATAAAAGCGGGTTTTCACAGCATCGCCATCATATACGATAATTTCCGCGTTAATGTGCCTTACGGGGCTTTTGTAAGCATCTAATATAGTTTTATCCGTTGTTAGCATACTTTACCCCCTTACAGTTCTATAAATGTTAATTCCATAGCATTATAAGAAACTTTGTTCGCCTGTATTGTATAGTATTCTATTTCATTAGCCGGGATGATTGCCGTTATGGTTACTAATTCGCCCGTTTGCGGCTCTCTGTATGATACTGATACGCTCATTTCCTCTATCAAGGCTGCTACTGTTTTCATTGCGGCATCATCAAGAGGAATAACGGTTACTTCTATTGTTCTCTTAGTGTTTATATAATCTACTACCGTATTTCCTGCCGCGTTTGTTTGTGAAGTGTAGTTAGCGGCTCTACTAACTTTCAAACCGCTAACATACATTGATATATCTATATCGTTTATTTTCAAATATGCCATATCTAAAACCCCCTTAATACATTACAAGGGGTATGCTGCCCCTTTGACGGGTAAGGCTGTTAATGCTATCTACGCTGATTTCTGCGAACCGCTTACCATCAACATTAAGCACTATTGGCTGATTGCCGCCCATTCTGTCATTAAGCATAGTAGCCAACTTATCAAGCCATTGTAAGTTGTTTTCAAGAGGAATAACGGCTTCTTTACCTTGTTCGCCAATTACGGCAAGTGTAGCACTATCTACCACGCCGCCCTTAGCCATCTGCGGCACACTCAATTTTTCAAGCCGTTTGATATTTACACCCGGTATTGCGTTGATTATGTCAATAGCAAAGTTAATAGCACTTATAAAGCCGTTGATAATCTTTGTGGCAGTTGATAAAACACGATTAACCGCAGACGTTACAGCACCCTTTATGCCGTCTGCTATTGCCGTGCCAACCTTTGAAAATATGTTCTTTATGGTGTTCCATATATTTTCAAAGAATGCCCCAACACCCGCAAATTTAGCCTTGACATTATCCCACGCTGAACCGAATTTATCACCCATCCAACTATCAACGGATGATATAGCCCCTTTGATTTTGTCTAATACGCCGCTGAAAAACTCTTTCGGGTTGGCAAATGCTGCTTTAACACCTTCCCACGCTTTTTTAAAGGTATCGCTAAACCATTCTTTTGTCTTAGAAAACGCGGTTTTTATATTATCCCAACTTGTAGCGAAAAAGGTTTTTGTGCTGCTCCACGCCTTTTCTACGCCTTGACGGGCTTTTGTAAAGGTATCACTAAACCACGAACCGACATTCTTAAACGCCCCTTTAATGCCGTCCCATACCTTACCAAACCATTCTCCCGCTTTTTCCCACGCTTTTTTAATACCTTCCCACGCCTTTTTAGCCGCTTCTTTGATTTCGTCCCAATGCTTGACGCATACCACAATAACGGCGATAACTGCGGCTATGGCTGCGGCTATGGCGATATAGGGCAGTAATGCCGCCGCCATTGCTACGGCTTGTGCCGCGTAGGCTGCTACTAATCCCATTACGCTTGTTACCTCTGCTGCCGCCATAGCTGCCTTTACGGCTGCTGCGGCATTATATAAGCCAATAGCGGTTACAACCACACCAATAGCAACACCAACAGCCTGTAATAAGGTTTCGTGTTCCTTTACCCATTTCGCCGCGTCCTGTATTGCCGGGATAATGGCATCTAATGCGGATTGTAGTAACGGCATTAGTTTCTCAGCCAATGATTGGATATAAGGCGTTACCATTGCCAACGCTTCACCCGCAAAGTTAGAAAAGGCAGTAACTACGGGGGCTAAGGCATCACCTAATTTTGCGGTTTGCTCTTGTAGTTTCGCCTGTGCGTCACGCTGTTCTAATACCTTTTTATTATTCTTTTCATACACATCAGCGGCATTAGAATATAGGCTTGTTAGGGTTTCTCTTATTAGTTTTTCCCTTTCACTTTCGCTGTTACACGCTGCTAACTTTTCGTTGAATGCGTCTGTGCTTATTCCACTCCATTCTAACGCGTCCGCCAATGAACCTTGAACCTCGCCTAACTTAACAGTATGATTTATACCTTCCGTCAAGCCCTCCAAAGGCAATGAAGCACCGAAAGAGGAATACACGCCCTGTAATGAATGTGTGTATTCTTGTAGGTGTTGCTGTTCTACGCCTAACTTTGCTAAATGCTGTGCGGCTTCCTGTGCCTGTCCTGTATCACCTAAAACACGATATAAGCCGTTATAGGTTTCTTTTGCGGCTTCCGCACTCTGTCCCGCTGCTTCAAAAGAAGTTAATAGTTGTGCCTGTTGGTTTCTGTATTCCTCAGTTGCGGATACATTAGCCAATAAAGCAGCACCAACAGCGGCAATAGATACGCCTATTGCGGTTGCCGCCGTCTTGATACTTTGCCCTATCTTTTGAAAATTGGCATCTACATCTTTTTTAGCCTTTTCGACTTGTTCGCCAAATCCTTTTATAGCCTGTTTGGCTTGCTCTACACCCTGCCTTAGTTTCGTTACCTCAGCAGATATAAGTATTTTTAATTCTTCATTCATCTTGTTTTGCTGCCCTCCTTATATTATGGGCTTGTGCGAATTGCTTAAACCGCAACACGCTTAATTCATCCCGCTTTGCTTGCTGTTGTGCTTTGATTTCGTCACTTTCAAACAAAGAGGGGTATAGTTCATAAAGTTCAGGCATCTTGTTAGATGAAGAATAGACGCGGGATACGCTCTTTCCAATAGCATCAGCCAATATATAATCATAGGCTGCTTGCTGCCGTTCCTGCTGTCTATAACGCCGCTTATAACTGTCTATTGCCCTTATTACCT